CGGTGGCTTCCACTTCCATAACTCATGAACTAATAACATGCGCACGCGTACTAAGTCTAACTTACTAACTACTGACAACTTTTCGTTGTCTAACCGATTTAGCCAGCAGTGGAGTAATGTCTCAAGTGGGGCTATAGTAAATACTTATTTACTGCCCTCTTGGAACTATACCATTGCGACTAGGTCGGATGTTAGTACCATTGTGGATGATAACTCACGTAAGTGTGTTAACACTAAAGAAGTTACGCATTCGTCTCGTGTGCACCGTAAGGTGCTCTCGAATACGGATATTCTGATTAGCGGGAATGATAAATTCACTACCGTTGATTCAGTTGCGAACTCCGCACATTGGCGGGTCTGGGGTAGCTATGGGGATATTTTTCCCGAGCATATCCAGATCCAGTGGGACAAGTCTGACGATACGTTGATTAGAGATGCTAAGGATCGCTTCTATAACGCTAATGACGTTGACAACGTCTTAAACGCAGTGGAAGCGCCTGATTTCATCTCTGGTCTTAAGAGCCTTCACGATAACGTGAATGTTCCCGTAGTTAGTAGTAAGAAAGCCAAGATATTGCTTCGTGCCCGAAAGGCTACGAAGTTCATATCTGGCGGTTTCCTCTACTACTCGTTTGGCATCGCACCATTGATCGCTGACATTAAGAAGATGGCTCATGCTACGAAGACTTATAGTCGTCGTATGCAAAAGGCTCTCGATAATGCAGGTAAGGTTGAATCCTTACACTCAAGGTGTGGTGGAAAGTTTACAGGGATATTAACCCCTGGCAACGGACTACCACTCCCGGTCGGTTATGGAGTATCAGGGGATGGCTCAGTGTGGCATTCACAGATTCAATCTATGCTTACCCCACTGAAAGTAGTTACCATCCGCGGAATCCGATCACACAAGTATACCTCGCCTCTATTTCAGAAGCTTGATTACTTGGCTACTCGGTTCGGGTCAATTGGACCCGCCAGTTTCGCTTGGGAGAAAATTCCTTACTCCTTTGTCGTTGACTGGTTTGTCGATACCTCTGATGTCTTCAATAAACTTGATAACTTCCTAACAGGAAGTCGAAAGAATATTGTAGACGCTTCCATTAGTGAGAAATGGGAATGTGCAGCAGGTGCTGTGAAGCACGTGACTGGCACTACCCATTCCTCTTCTGATGGAATTCAGACAGCTGTTAATGAGTTAGCCTATTACCACCGAAAGCCCATTGATCCCTACTTCTCAGTAGGTCTCAGTGGTAGGTTTGGAAAAAGGCAGGTTGCACTCAGTGCAGCTTTGCTCGGCCAAAAGGCCGCGAACCTAAAGCTCAAACGCTAGATAAAGTTCAACACACATAATAATGGACCCTAATCTGACCATCAGTACTCTAACCTTCAACCAGATCTACTCCGATAAATCGGGGTCGCTCCGGCGCGAGACCTCACGTGGTGTTAATTTACCCACTGAGCTCCTGATTAAACATCAGGATTACATCGATTCAGTAACGAAAGTTGCTGGGCGACGTACACTCGTACGGTTTGATTACTATATGACGATGACTGACGGAGTTATCCGTCCAGTGAGCCTGTATACTGTCCTGGCTGCTCCCAAGGACCCGCTTGTTACCGTTACGATCTCCAATTCATTGGAGGCGTACATGGCTAACTTGCTTCATAGTGCTACTAATACTTCCGGCTTGGATCTCAAAGATGAGATCCTGGGCGATAAGCAGCAGTAACATTATTGCGCTACGAGATAGTTATCTCATAGCTTGAGTTCAACTCAAGGTCTATGCAGATGTGTCAGTTAACGATAGTTATATAACCAACGCTAATGAAAACAGATGCTAAAGACCGCCTCCAAGAACTAATGTACTTAAACGACTTTTCCCTTCGATGGGATGGTAGTTTTGAGTTATTAGATATTGGTAAGCCTCGGGTTCTGGTTCACGTCATGGATCACACTGCCTTTATCACCCTTAAAGGTGACGATGGTGTGTTGGTCCAAGACTTAATGAGCCATGCAGCGGCAATCGGCTACCTCAGTATAAATCTCCAATATTGGAGGACTGAATGAGCACATTGCCACAGAAAACAGCAGACAGGCTGGATATTGTCCAAGAAGATGTGTTAAACATATTCTATTGCCTGTTAGCAGACATTCGTGAGTTATCGAAGTTGCCTATTGGCTTCCCCGATGACATTACGTATGAGTGGGTGCTTAAAGAAGCACCTAAGCTAGATAAAGACCTACTGCGTTACCTCGAAGACGGGGGAGAATATCCCTCCTTCCCATGGTGGTTAAAACCACTATCGGATGAGTTCGCATCCTCAATGGATGCGCGCCTCCTAGGGTTGATACGGCAGGTCCTCTTGTTCTGCTATAAGATTGAACACGAACCAACTCATGAACAACTTCAAGAAGCCCAAAAGGCCTTCGAAGAAACCGATGACAGTATTACTGTGTGGCGTCAGCATTTTGCTGGAGGCTCTACAGATATACTTGCACAATCGGCACGGCAGATAATTGGCCGTATAATATACGGAATTAACTGGTCAGAGATTATTCCTTCACATGGACCTGGGGCAGTTTATCCCCCATGTCATCCAAGTGAAAAGAGTCGTTTCTTGACTTACTTCCCTACTATCAACGAGAAATACCCGTTCGATTCAAACTTTCTTGCCATGCCATCTTTTTGGTATGACGAGTTAGTTCTGTCGGATAAGTATTATCGGGAGCAGAGCGATATTATCGCTAGGCTTGTTGCAGTTCCGAAAGATTCTAGAGGACCACGCTTAATTTGCGTTCATCCTAAGGAATCTATATGGATTCAACAAGGTTGTAGGAGACTACTAGAGCGTGCTATTCAATCCAAAAGATCCGAAGCTCGGGGAAGAATTAACTTCAACGATCAGAGTATCAATGGGATGTTGGCACTTAAGTCTTCTTCTTCTCGAGAGTATTGTACTCTCGATTTGAAGGAGGCTAGCG